GCAGATGGTTAGCCTTGACACCAGCATTGAGGACCTTGAGAGGATGCTGGACAGGATGGAGGAGGAGGTTGATGCGAATCCCCAGACTGTTGAGTTTCTGGCTGGTAAAAATGCCCAGGTCCTCAAGTTGATGGATAGCATGAGGGACATGGAGTTTCTGGAGCTGGTTAAATATCTGGAGAGGAGCATCCTGGCCAGGTGGAGGATTGCTCCAGTGGCCATTGGTATCAGTGAGGCTGGAGGGGCTGGCATTGTAGTTGGCAAGAGCCAGACTGACAAATATTGGGACATGATTGAGGAGGGCTCTGAGCAGATAAGTGAGGCCCTTACTTTGTGGGCCAGAGACATCTGTGGGCTGACTGGCTACTATCTCCACATCATCAGTGCAAGGGATGAGGAGGAGTTGGAGCAGGCCCAGATTGATGATATTAGGCTGAAGGGGAACATCTTGACTGTGAATGAGATTAGGTCCAACATGGGTCTGGAGCCTGTTCATTGGGGAGACCAGCCCTTTAGCCCCATGGGAGCTCAGGCTCCAAGCTTATTCCAGATGACTGCTGCTGCAAGTCCAGGGGGGCCTGTCCAGGCCCCTCTGGCAAAAACAGCCAGAGTGCAAGCTGACCCAGAGGACCAAGTGGTCACTGTGGACTTGACTGACAAGCTCCAGGAGATATATTCCAGGATGAGAAGGGACCTGCTCAGATTGGTCAGGAGGCAGGACCTCATCTTGACCAGTGGACAGCAGACCACATCCAAGGCAAAAGGCATCACTCAAGAGCAGCTATTAGCTGAGGCCAATGATATTGCTGCCAAGTATGCAGTGGAGATGGACCAGGCATCAAAGGAGGCTCTGTTAGATGCCTACTTTGAGGGCAAGGCAGGAGCTGCCCTGGACCTCCAGACCAGCCTCCACATGACCAATGATGACATCATAGAGCTTGAGGCCCTTCAGAGGGCCTGGGCTAACACTGCCATAGTCACTTTTACAGAGGACCAGGTTAGGGTCATTGAGACCAGTCTGGCCCAGGTTCAGGATGCGCCTGACCTCTACACATATAGGACACTGGTGGAGCAGGAGCTGGAGACTAATCTGTGGAGGGAACAGCACAAGCTGGACAGGATTGCCAGGACCAGCATTAACAGGACCAGCAATCATGCCAGGGGCCAGATGTATAGGGAGATGGCTGGAGAGAGTGACCCCCTGGTAACTTGGGTCACTGCTCTGGACACCAGGGTCAGACCTGCTCATCAGGCTCTCCATGGCCAACAGCTGAAGTTATCTCAGGGTCTGGCTGAGATTGATGGGTCCATAAATTGTAGATGCAGACTGCTCAGGACCCAGGAGCAGCTCCCCAAGGGAGTGCCTAAGGCAGAGGACCTGGTGGAGGACATCAGGGCTGAGAGGGACAGGGCTAATGAGCTGGCCAGATTATCATATTTGCAGGGGGTTGATTAGGATGGCTATTGAGTTCAGGGTTGATGGGATGGATGAGCTGGTGGCCAAGATGAGGGGGATGGCCAGAGGAGATTTGGATAAGGCTGTCCAGGATACTGTCAGAGAGTGGGGGACCTATGCGTTTAATGCCAGCCAGATGGCTTGTCCTGTGGATACTGGCATATTGGCTGAGAGTGGAGAGATGTACATTGAAAATGGAGGGATGTCTGCTGTCATCAAATACAAGGCCCCTTATGCTATGGCTGTTGAGTATGGCTGGAGGAGGGATACCCCCATCCTGCCAGTCAATAAGAAAGCTCTAAGCTGGGAGGCTGGGAAAAAGGGGAGGCTACTCTTGCAGGCTAAACCTAATCCAGATAATAGGGTGACTGTCTCTAAAGTCATTACTCCTGCCAGGTTCAAGGGCATCAGTTTTGTGAGAGTGCCTGTCAAGAGGGCCCTGGAATATTTGGGAGCTTTTTGGGGCCAGTCCATTGATAAGCTCAAGAGAGGGGATTTAGGGTGACAGATGAGAACAGTGACCAGGTGGTCAAGGATGTCAGGATTGACTTTGAGATTATGACCAGAAAGAGCTCTCAGGATGGAGCTCTGGAGATTGAGGGCTATGCCAGCACTGATGCTCTGGATAGGGATGGGGAGAGGGTGGATATTAGCTCCATGGATATCTCTGAGTTTTTGGATAATCCAGTCTTGCTCTATCAGCATGACACGTCTAAGCCTATTGGCAGGGTAGTCCAGCTGGAGAAGGTCCCTGACCCTGAGGATGGTGACAAGCAGAGGCTCTGGGTCAAAGCTGTAATCAGTTCTGAGACCAGTCTGGGACAGGAGGTTATCAATCTCATTAAGGCTGGGATATTGAGGGCTTTCTCCATTGGTGGCAAGGCTGCTCAGAAGGTCAGGCAGGCTGGGGCTATTGTGCTCAGGGGTCTGAAGCTTTTTGAGCTGTCCATTGTGAGTGTCCCTGCTAATCCAGAGGCACTGTTCAGGACCAGCAAGGACCTGGGCCCTTTTTGGTCTCAGGTCAGTGAGGTCCAGATTGCCAAGGCTATCAAGTTAGGTCTGGCTAATACTGAGGATGAGGCCAGATATTTCAAGGCCATGGAGATGGCCATATTACAGTCACAGCCCACAGGGCATGACGGAGGAAAAGATATGACAGAGAATGGAGATGCCCCCCAAGGGGGCCAGGAGATAGAGAAGCAGGATGCTCCTGCTGTCCCTGAGGAGCTCATGGTCGAGATTGAGGCCATGAAGGCTCAGCTTGCTGAGCTCTCCTCCAGGGTGGCAGCTCTTGAGAAAGAGCCAGAGCAACCAGAAGCTGAGCCAGAGGCAGAGACAGAGACAGCCATAGTGGCTGGAGAAAAAAAGAGCCTGGCAAAGCCAGCCCCATCCACCAAGACTGTGGATGTGAGAAAGATGGACAAGAGCCAGAGGCTGGCTCTGGCCAAGAAAGCCTGGGAAGCCAGATACAAACAGTAGATGGTCCAGGAGATAGGAGGGAAATAACATGAAAAACTTTGAGATGGACCTTGATGTCCAAAAGGCCCTCACTGGGACCACAGAGCTGGATGGAATAATTCCAGAGGTTTGGGCCCAGGAGGTAGAGGAGGCAGCCAGGCCTAACAGGGTGATGAGGGGGCTCATTGTCCTTAACACTGAGCTGCTGGATGCCCCTGGGGATATAGTCCATATCCCTAAGCTGGGAAATTTGACAGCCAATGTGCTGACAGAGACTGACCCTATTGTGGCAGAGGCTTGGGATGCCACTGTGACAGTGGACCTGACCCCCACAGAAGTGGGAGCTGGGGTCACTGTGACCAAAAAGAGCCTGAGGAGAGCCTATATCAATGTGATGGAGCAGCTGACCAAGGAGCTTGGGGAGGCCCTGGCTCTGAAGGAGGATGCGGACATCATAGAGGCTGCTGTTGATGAGGCTGGTCTTGTCATCTATTCAGCTGGGTCTGGAGTGGATGACATCACAGCAGATGACATATTCACTGTGTCTCTGTTCAAGGATGCCATAGCAGCCCTTGAGGCAGCCAATACACCTGAGCCAATCAGATGCCTGGTCCACCCTGTCATCAAGAGGAGCCTGTTGGAGGATGAGCAGTTTGTCAGTGCCTCTGAGTATGGTTCTGCTGAAGTGGTCAGGACTGGAGAGATTGGAGAATATCTGGGTGTCAAGGTGTTCAAGAGCACTCAGGCCCCCCATGCCCCAAATGCTGGCAGTGTAGAGGTTTACTCTACTCTGTTCTGGGGAGCAAGGGGCATCTGTGAGGCCATCAAGAGTGAGCCTGATTTCACAGAGGAGGAGGATGCTCTGGCAAGGACCCACACCATGGCATCTGTCATGGAATATGAGGCCAAGGTCCTCAACGATTACCAGGTGGTAGTCGTGAAATCCGCAGGAGGCAAGGCTCCCCCAGTCTGAGACTGGGAGAGCTAACTCTTAAACCCCCACTGGGGGATTGGTCCTTGGGTTATTTTTTTACCTGCCCTCGGACCAATCTCCCTTACTTTGGGAGGGAGACTGATATGATAAGAACCACTATGAGAAGGACCACTCTAAAGCATGGGAGGAGTAGGGTTGAGGGCCAGACACCAATGGTGACTGGTCTGACAGATGCTCAGAGGGCCATAATCTTTGAGGAGATTGATGCTCTGACTGTGGCAAAGGCCACTGAGGCCATCAAGAAGGTGGTTGATGTCAGGCTCCTGGAGACCCTGGACAACTATGCCAGGCTCAAGGGAACCAGGCAGGCTGCTGATAGTAGGCTTGCCTCACTTAGGGGAGAGTGATTTGGATGTCTGGAGCTGACAAAGTGAGATATAGTATCCAGGAGGTATTGTCCAGCATCTATGATGAGGCTAACAAGTCCATCAAGGCCAGTGTGGACATTGAAGGCAGCACTGTTGAGGTTGGTGCTGTCCAGATTGAGGACCCTGATACCCCAAGCCAGAAGGTCAAGGTGGATGCCCAGCAGAGGTTGCATACCAGGGCTAATATGCAGGTCCTCCAGTCAGATGTCTCTACATCTAACCCAGTGCCCACATCTATCATGGATGAGGCTCTGGCTTATGATGATGTCAATGACCTCTGGAGGATGACGTTGGTGGAGGATGAGACTGGCTGGCTGGAGAGCATTGACACTCTCTTGGCTACTCAGCTTAACATTCCTTTGAGCAACTTGGAGGCTGAGCTTCAGAGCTTGGTCTCTTTGTCAGAGAGCTTGGAGCTCAATGTTGAGCCTCATGTGGCTTGGAAGCATTGGAGCCATGTGAGTGACCCTCTGCCAGCACTCCCAGCTACTGTGACCTTGGACTTTGGGGCTACTGGGAAGCTGTGGGACATGACCAATGATGACAGCACTGGCCCCACAGGTAATAGCTTGGAGTATTCTCTGGATGGTGGTATCTCTTGGGCTGAGCTCAAGAAGGGAGAGAGCTTGACCAGGACTGTCTGGACCCAGATTATCCAGCTGAGGAGGGCTCCTGCTAATGCAGCTGTCCTTTATCGGGTGGATGCTGAGGGAGAGGCCTGAGGGGGTTGCTGGATATGGCACTGAGAAAGCCAGGTCTGATGCCAGGTGATGTGACTGGTGATGATATTGTGGATAACAGTATCACTGGCCAGCAGATTGATGAGAGCTCTGTGATGGCTGAGGCTCTTGGGACCATTGAGACCAATACAGATAAGGTCCTTAAGCCAGATGGCCTGGGTGGTCTTTTGTGGGATGATGCTCCTTCTGCTGTTGATGTCAATGCCATCCATGTGAATGAGGATGGAGAGATATATGGCATCACTAAAAAGACTGTTCCTGTGGATGCCGATGTTTTGGTGATGGAGGACAGTGAGGCCTCTTTTGCCAAAAAGCGTCTATCCTGGCTTAGGATAAAAGAGGGTATCAAGGCTTATACTGATACGTTGTATTCTGAGACTGATGAGAAGGTTAAGGCCAGTTCTACTGATGCAACTGCTGGCTTTTTGGGTGACAAGGTGGATGGCTCCACCATTGATGTGAGCTCTCAGAAGCTGACTGTCTTGGACAGCCCTAAGCTGGAGGGTCAGAACCTGGCTGGGGTCAGGGCTCATGCTCCCAGCATCCATGGAGATAGTCATCTGCCTGGTGGAGGGGACCCTGTGACCCATAAGGAGCCTATTTGTCTCTTGCCAATTGGTGGTTATCCAGCTATCATTGGTGGCAATCAGTCTGGTCTTTTGAGGCTGTTCCAGAGCACTGTTGGCATCAGTGCCATTGAGGATTATAATAAGGTCAGGATGCCTAAGTGTAAGGTCCTCTCTATCTGTGGCAGAGTGATTGGGGAGGGCAGCACTCTGACCCTTAGGGTCAGGCTAAATGGTCTGGACACCAGTCTTGTAGGGACTGTCTCTGACCCTGGTGTCTTTAAGATTATTGGTGATGGCCCCATAGATTTTAATGAGGCTAATGAGCTGAGTGTGTCTTTCTCCACAAGTGCTGGCAGTGGTAAGTCTGTTGCTGGTCTTGTGGTTGAGTATTCTCAGGAGGTTATCTGATGTGGATAAACAAGTGTCTGGACCATAGTCCTCATTATATCTGGATAAGTGAGGTTGAGCCCACAGTCTGTGTGGACTGTGGTGGTTCTAACATTGTGAAAGAGCAGGAGTGATGATGTTGCCTGTGTGGGTCCAGAATTTTGATGACAGGCCAGAGGGAGAACGCCCTCCATTAGGCTGGGAGAGTAACATTATTGGGTTAGCTCCTCTTTATGCAGTCACCCAGATTGACAGTGTAAGCCCTCCCCATTCTATGAGGGTTAGGGCTGCTTCTGTTTGGACCCAGACGTTCCCTGAGTGGACCCAGGCTACTCCCAAGAGGCTTAGTCTCTTTCTCAAGAGAGGGCCTGAGGCTACTGTCATATTGGATGATTTGATTGGGGGGGTGGCTTTATCAGAGGAGACTGGTCCTGATGCCTCTTTTGTGACAGCTCTGGCTCTGGCTAAAGTGTTAGGTGACAGGCAAGTTAAGGTCTGGGAGGATGGGGCTTTTGTCAATCCAGGAGATTATCCTTGGACCACTGGGTGGAACAGGGCTGACCTCTATGTGGACTTTGAGACCCAGGAGCTTCAATGGAGGCTGGGGCTCCCATCAAATATGGGTCCATGGGTTAGGACACCTTTGTCAGAGGAGACCACCCAGATAAACCAGATAAGTGTGTTTGTCCCTGGTTCTCAGGTTTCTATTCTCTATGATGACTTTGTGATGAGCCAGGGCCCCTTTATGGTCCCCAGCAGACCCTGGCAGATTGGGAGGCCACCAATATGAGCATCCCCCATGAGATACCTGACTGGCTCTTTGACATCAAGGAGGACCTGGGAGCCATCAAGGCATATACCAAGACCCAGGGCAGGGAGATTGGGGAGCTCAAGAGCCAGGTGGCAGGGGTCAAGAGCCAGGTGGACATACTGGTCAGGGACACTGCTGTCCTTGATAGCCAGATAAAGAGCCATATCTATGATGATGGGGTTCACTTGCATGATGGGGAGATGCAGAGGACTATCAGAGAGGAGATGGACAAATATGGGCTGATGAGGAGGCCTATAGAGTGGATATCCCGCCATCAGGTCAGTGCTATTGGTGGCTTGGTCACTCTGGTGTTTATAGTGCTGGAGACGTTGAGGAGGCTTGGTTATCTATGATAAATAATATTGAGTATAGGGTCCAGACTGCTGGGATAGCTGTGGATTTTTTGGTGATGGAGAAAGCTCTGGCTCTGGAAGTTTTGAGGTTCAGCCAGCTCCCTGGCTATCCTACTGCTACATTCTCATCGGGTCTGAACAGAAAAATAGATGGTAGGCTGATGATTGGGGTGGACCATGTTGATGTAGATTTGGTTGCTGGTGATGTGGTCTCTGTAAAGTTGTTTGGTCACAGTAATGGCAATGTCTGGCCTGATAATAATATTGGCTTGGTCATCAATGATGCAGCTGGGGGGGCTGGGGTTGATGTGTTTGACCAGGTGTTTGAGAGGGTCTTTGTTGATGGTTCTTTTTCATCTGATTGGAATGAGGCTATTCTCGAAACGTCTTTTCAGGTTCCACTTTCTGGGACCTATAATTTATGGGTGTATTCTGCTAATCCTATATTGGGTGTCAGTGCTGCTCTTAGTGGGGACAGTGGGACTAATTTGGTCTGGTGGCAGGTATTTGGTGGTAGGATGGCTGGGAGAGTGATGAGGGAGAGCATTAATCCACCTGTGGATAGGGGTCCACAGTGGGATAGGCTGGACCTTATCCAGGGCTTCAGTGGTATCTGGGATAATTCTAACTTGATGTGTCCATATTCTCTCCAGACCCCTCCGGTTTTTGTCGTTGATGCTCAGGTCTTGATTGGTGTCTATGATAAGCTTTTGAGCACTATGGCTGGTTATCTATATGATGTCAGAACGGCTATTATATCTGTTGAGGATATTTGGGCTCATGTTCCATCCTCTCCTGTCTCTGATAGTGTAGCTGAGCTCTTATCGGAGGCTCATAGTGATATCCAATCTGCCACTTATGGTTTGGGTGCTCTTAAGGACTTGGTGGATGGTCTTAATGACCTGTCTGCAAGTGATGTCTGGGACTTCCTGATAGATGGGACCCCTGCTCAGTTGGTTCTCAATAATGGGACCAATCAATCCATCTCTGCCAATGGCCATCTGGTCAATGGGGTTTATGGGCTCAATGCAGCCAAGACCCAGAGGGACACCATCCTGGCTAATCTGGCCATAGTGGATGGCAATGTAGATGATATTGAGACCCTCCTGGGCTCTTTGACACCATTGTCAGGACTGGACACTATCTCCAAGGTCCTGGAGGCCACATATACCAAGGTGACCAGCTTTGTGGGTGGAGGTCTTGGGGAGAGGCTGACCAATCAAGATGGATTTTTGGATGGTCAAGCTCCTCCTGTTTGGCATGATAATGGCCAGGGCCCTGTGAATGATGGACAGAACCCCCTGGATGATGTGCTGGTCCATGCTTATCTGGAGGACCCTGTGACCCATAAGTGGACCAGGCTCTTGACTGTGACATGGACCACAGTGGATGGTAAATGGACCATGATGCTGGATGATGGCATATACATCCTGTGGTTCTATAAAGATGGCCATGTGGATGCTCTGGAATGGAGGGCTATTAGCCCTGATGGGTCAGTGCCTAATCCTACAACTGACCCCAGGGATTATGTGTAAGGAGGAGTAAGATATGACTGAGCTTATCCCTGTTGGACCTGGAGGTTACTGTAATATCCAGGATGTGCGAGCGTTTTCAGGTATCCCTCTGTCCAGGGTTAGTGATGGTCAGCTTTTATCTGCAATACAGATGGGGGATAGCCAGATAAGCCTCTTGACAGGTAGGGTTTGGAGCCCAGTAAATATAGGAGAGCAGTTGCATGATACCACTGGATATAACACTCTCAGGCTCATCCATTATCCAGTCATATCTGTGTCCAAGCTGGAGGTCTGGAATGGGACTGAATGGATATCCAGATTAGAATGGGACCCTAACACCAGGACTGGTTCTTGGAGGATTAAGCAGTCTGGAGCTGGTATCCTGGAATGGATTTCTAACCCTCCAGGCAGGATGAGAGATGCAGTTAGGGTCTCCTACAAATATGGTTATGAGAGCATACCTGGCTATATTAAGGACCTGAGCATCAGGATGGCCAGCATTTTTGCTCTCCAGATGGATGCTGGACAGTCCAATCCTTCTGGTTTCCAGTCTATCACAGAAGGGGCTCTGTCTATCTCTTGGGGCAGTGGAGCCCATGATGGGAGGATTAAGCTCCTCATCCAGGAGACTGAAAAGATGTTAACCAACATAGGGGGGAAGCTGGACTATGCCTTTATTAAATCCTGATTTGTTTGGTCAGGTCATCCCAGTGCTCCAGCAGACCATAACCATCATTCATAGGGTGGAGGATAGTAGAGATGAATATGGTCAGCCAGTGTTTGTGGAGACCACCAGCACTGTGATGGGTCATTTCCAGGTGGTCAAGGCTCCTGACACTGTGACTGAGCTGGGCATCAGGGTCAGCAGGAGTGCCACCATCTTTGTCCCTTGGGGCACTGAGATTAGTGTTAATGACCACATCATAGCTGCTGATTATCCAGACATCAGATGGAGTGTGATTGGCACTCCATATAAGTCCAGCCTCCAGATGGAGTGCATGGTCCAGGAGGTCATCCCACAATGACCATACCTGACAGCCCTCCCATAACTGATGCTGAGCATAAACTGATTGCATATCTCAAAGCCAAGCTGGATAGTGAGGTTCCAGACTGGTCGGTTAGGGTGTCTCTGGCAAGCAGCCAGAGGACCTATGAGACCCCTCTGGTGACTGTCAAGTCTCTGCTGGATGCTACTGTCCCAGAGAGTGTGACTAATGAGCTGGACAGGGTTGATGAGACTATTGAGGTTAGGGTGTTTGCCGATACCCCAGCCAGAAAGAGGAGGCTCTTGAATAAGATACGAGAGCTGCTCCAGGACACCAGTGGTGGCTTGGAGCCATATTGCTGGCTCAAAGTGGGCACTGGAGCTAATCTGGACACTCTGAGCATGGCAGAGGGGATATATCAGTCCACTATCAATGTGATGATGACCAGGTTTGAGATACCAGGAGAGGATATAATATGAGCTGTGAGAATTTAGCTGGCCACAATGCCAGATTATACATGATTGATGAAAGCCAATATGGAAAGACCCCAGCTGCTGGAGCATGGGATTGGATGGGGGTGGTCAAGGACCTGTCTCCCACGTTCAACCCCAATGTGACTAAGCTCACTGGCATCAGCAGCAGGAGATACTTGGAGCGACTGGATGGAGACCATCAGGTCAATTTAAAAGCCCAGCTGGCTCCCAAAGGACCTAAGAACATCTTGGACTGGTTCAAACTGGCTCTTGGCTCCTCCATGGGGGTCACTGATGACTGCTTGCCCAGCAAGAGCCTGGAGGCTATCCTGGCGAAGGATGGGTTTTACATGGCTAACCTCTACAATGGAGTTAAGCTCAAGAGCCTGGGCTTGTCTTGGACTTATGGTCAGCCATTGAGCTTGGATTTGGATATGGTGGCTCAGGCTGTCCAAATATCCAAGGTCAGTTCAGGGGCTCCTGATTGGCTCACTTCTTATGTGGGCTTCCAGGGTTCCAGTGGGACCCCCTTGACTATTGGGAGCAGGGTTGCTCAGCCAACTGTCCCAGCCTATAATTTCACTGACATCCCAAGGCCACAGATAGATTGGGGAGCTGGCCTGGTCAGTCTGCCTCCTATTGATGGGCTGACACTAACCGCAGTCAATAATCTGGTCCTCATACCTGGCTCTGTTGAGGGTGATGATGGGGAGCTCTATCCGTTCCCTGAGGAGTGGTCTGAGGAGGGTCAGGAGATGACTGTTGGTCTGACTATCAATCCTAAGCATCTGGACATATATGAGAGGCTGGTCAATAGGCTGGACTTGATTGATGAGCTCAAGCTCATCCTAATGCATCCAACAGGCTCTGGCTTGTCTGAAACAATATTTAGCTTGACTGGAGGGGGCATTGATACTGGGGATATGAGCATCAAGGAGCTGGTCCTTATGAAGCAACCTGTCAATCTCTCATTTAACTCACTGACTACTACATCGACATAAAGGCCTCTTGCAGGCTCTCTGTTGCACTTTCTCTTTGGGGAATAAGGATATAACCCCTTGGGGCATATATGTGGAGAGAGGGCCCAGAAGGCTCATCATAGGCACTAAATCAAGGGTGATAAACATGGCAAAGAAAGCAACAAAGCATGAGCTCATATCTGTGAGCTCAGAGGATGAGAGCAACTACTCAGACACTCCAATCCTGGATATACACACTATCTTGGAGGAGCACAAGGAGACCAAGACCCTGGTCTTTGAGCCTCAGGGCTACAAGGTCAGGGTCCAGAGGCCCAGCATGGTCAGCATCCAGAGGGTTTATGCCTCCCATGGGGCTCTCTTGGGCAGGAATAGGGAGCTGAGGGACAGGGTGGCTGCACTGCATGGCATAGCACAGTCAGAGTGGTCCATGGATGACAAGGCTGACCTGATGCTCTGGAATGAGGTTAGCCTGCCATATCAGCTGGACATCTTGAGGCTGACTATTGTGGAGCCTACATTGACCCAGGAGCAGCTGATAGAGTGGATGGCTACTCTGGAGCAGTCCCAGCTTAACAAGCTCTATGAGATAGTGGCTGAGATGACATCTCCACCCAAGGCTGAGGAGATTGAGACCCTAAAAAACTCCTGATGTCTCCTGAGGTCCAGGCAGTATTGGATACTGCTGGAGCCCTTGGGAGACTGGGACTGGGAGAGCTCACAATAAGACAGGTCCATCTGATGACCATGTGGTCTGAAGTTAGGTATGAGAGGGAGACATTGAGAATGATGCTGGCAATGAGGAGGGCAATATATGGCTGATGAGGAGCTGACGATTAGAGCCAATTTTGATGACAGATATACTGATAAAATGGTCACTGCTGCTGATGAGACTGAGGAGTTCAGGGACCAGCTGGATGCCACCAGGGATAGTGCTATGGCTGCTAATGTCTCTTTCATTGCTCAGATGCAGGCTCTGGATGGTGTTGCCTCTGGTTATGGCAAAGCGTTTAGTGGGGCCAGAGAGCTGGGCCTCATCAATGATGAGCTGGCTGTCAAGCTCAGAAAGGTCAAGGGGGTTCTGGATTTGACTACTGGGTCAGCTAAGATGCTCCAATCTGCTCATCAGATGTTGGCCACTACTAACACAGCTATGCTTATTCCATCCCTGCTGGGGGTGGCTTTTGCTGCTGGGGCTGTGGCGTTTGCGTATATGGCCACTAACGCTGAGAGTGATAGGCAGAGGGCTTTATTCTCTGTCTTAACTGGGGTCTCTGTGGCTTTGGCAGCTGCTCAGTTTACTCTGGCAGCAGCTGAGGCATCTGTCTGGGTGGCTAAGGCTGGTCCTGCTGCTCCTGCTATGGTGGCTATAATAGCTGGGAGCCTGGCAGCTATGGCCACCTATATGGCCAGCACTAAAAAGGATATGAGAACCATGTCTAAAGAGCTGATGCCTGAAGGTCAAACCAGCCCTGGAGAGGTCAGGATGATTGAGGAGACAGGCCTGGTCAAGGTGCATAGGGGGGAGGAGATTATCAGGCCTGCTGAGATATCTGCTCCAGGTCCCATGAGGAGGATGAGGGGGCAAGAGGGAGGGCCTATCATCATCCTCCAGGGGGTCTGGGATATCAATAGCGAGACTGGTCTGAGAGCTATTGCTGCCAGGCTCAGTGCCTATATGGCCAAAGATGAGGCCAGGATGGGCATGACCAGTAGGACAGGAGTGTGATTGATATGCCTACATGGACTTTGACTGATGGAGTGAGCACTTTTACCTTGAGCCAGGTGGTGGAGTGGGATAGGAATAAGCTCCCTATCAGGAGGGAGATTGATGTTCAGGGGAGGAGCTGGTCCAGGGTCCTCCATGATGGAGCTATGGCTCTGAGGATATGGATGAGAGGGGTCATATTGGACACTCTGCCCAATCAAGAGCTGGCTGTTAATCTGCTCTTTGAGTGGCAGAGGGATGGCACTCTCTTGACCCTTTCTGCTCCAGGAGAGACCTATTATAATGGCCAGACCAAGTTGATGGTGTCTGATTATCGGGCTCCCAGGATGATAAGCAGTTTGACCCACAGATGGGTTGAGCTGACTTTGGTCCAGAAAGAGGGGGTCTGAGAGTGTCATATATCATCCAGATTGGGGCTCTTTCGTTCCAGCCTGGTGATGCCAATGCTATAGTGGACTGGCAGCTTTGGGAGAGCATCAGAGGTCCTGGAGAGCTGACCATAACTTTGGAGAGGAGGCCCTCTGGTTGGGGGATAGTGCAGGGAGATATAGTCACTGTGTCTGAGGGGGGTGTCCAGACGTGGATGGGGGCTGTGAGAAAGCTTGCCAATGACCCAGAGGGCAATTTGGTCATTACGTGTTTGGATAGATTGGCTCATCTATCCGGCTCTGGCATTGATGAGCTGTTTATGAGCCAGTTTACA